CATAAAAATGAATGAACATGATTGGATTTTAAAAGACCCACCATATTATTTTTGGGTTCGAAAAATTATCTAAGCAATATCAAGATTAATAATTCAATACACCTTAACAAGTTAAGGTGTATTTCCTTGACTTACTTTTCGGCCAAAAGGAGCCAGATATATCGGCCTGAAAAGTGCCAGACGAGTACCTATATATAATCTATATTTATTATATATTATATATCCTATTTGTAGAAATTTAAGATAAATATATTATAAATCAAGGATAAATTATGTCATCACAAGTTACCGCACGTTCACAAATGCAATCAGAAATCAAATTACAATTAGGTGATCAAATGGTAGATGTTGAATTAGATCCAGATCATTATAATTTAGCCATTACAGTAGCTATTGAAAAATTGCGCCAGCGTTCAGATGGATCAATGATTGAAAAAGATATATTTGTACATATTACTCGAAATGTCCAAGAATATACCTTGCCTTTAGAAGTCCAAGAAGTAAGAAGATTATATAGACGAGGTGTAGGCCCATATACCAATGGCGGCATAAATTTTGATCCATCGGATGCTGCATTCGCTAATATATATTTACTACAACCAAATCAAACTGGTGGCCTGGCCACTTGGGATTTTTATAACGAATATCTTAAAACTGTTGAACGTGTCTTTGCGAGTCAATATAATTTTGTATGGGATGTTGACACTCATACATTAAGAATTATTAGACGCCCAACTGCTGATGAAGATGTAATTGTTCGTGTGTATTCAAGACGTTCCGAAGATGACATTCTTACTGATCCTTATATGAGACCGTGGGTTCGTTCATATTCCACCGCAATGTGTAAAATGTATTTAGGCGAAGCGCGTAGCAAATTTACGTCGGGGTATGCAGGGCCCAATGGTAGTGTTACATTCAACGGCGATCAACTCAAACAAGAAGCCGCCGTTGAAATAATTAAACTAGAAAAAGAAATATTTGATTTAGTAACCGGACCGGATGGTTACAGCTTCATCATCGGTTGATTTATAATTAGGCTATCCAGACTTATATGTATATAGAAAGAAGATGGCCGGAAGCCGAACCAGCTATAAAGCAAAATAGGGTCTGGTGGAATAAATATCAATCATTTCTAGAATCATTAAAGAATTATTGACATCCACGAAGCGTATATAAATAATGATTCACAACTTTTAAAAGACAAGAAATATGAAAATATCTGAACTCACCGAAGGTATATCTCAACAAGAATCGCTCAAGACAATTGTTGATATCCTTAAAACAGAAATTCCACCACTGTATAATCAATTAAAAGTTGCTGCTGAAAATTATTACAAGAGACATCGGCCAATTAGATAAAGCATTTAATTTGGTTGCGGCTGGTTATAAGTCACGATTTATTCATAATGTTTACATTAAATATTTGAAACCAGAATTATACTATTTACAAAAAATCACAGGAGATCCATACTTAAAAGAATATCTTAAACATTTAGAAAACGCCGGGTTTTCTTATATTGAAGATAATTTACCAGCAATTTTAAATAATATTTCAGATAAATTAAAATCAACTCCATTATCGTTATCAATTAATACTTGGATAAATTCAATTAAAAAATACGACGAATTTATTGATAGGTTATATGCTGATGAAGATGATACACCAGTAGTAAGACCTATCAGACAGCCTGATAATATTGCATCACAGAATGTAGCTTCTGAGCAAGTTGTTAATCATATATTGAGCAATCTGAATCCAAAATTAGCACGGTGAATTAAGAAATAAGATAGCTAGATCTTCAAACAAATTACAAGCATTAAAACAAGAATTAGAAAATCTAGGAATACATTTATGAAACCATAATCATAATAATATAGTTGAAAGATCTCCAATTTTACGATAAATATTTCAAGTAACCGGAGATTAAAAATGGCTATTAGAAAATATAATGTTATAAAAGATGATCCAGATTCAAGAGATTTTTTATTTACAATTCCTGCTCCAGTTTTATTACCACCTATTGTAGACCATAGGTCGCAATGTCCACCAATTTATGATCAACGGCACTCTCGGTTCTTGCACCGGAAATGCCATTGCAGCGGCGTTTGAATTTGATCAAATAAAACAACAATTGCCGACTTGGACACCTTCAAGATTATTCATTTATTACAATGAGAGATTGCTTGAAGGCACCATTGACCAAGATGCTGGCGCACAAATAAGAGATGGTATTAAAGTTATTAATTTATATGGTGTATGTGAAGAAACTGTTTGGTCTTATAATCCTTCACAGTTTACTATTAAGCCTTCGATGCAAGCATATAATGAAGCAAAATTACATAATGCACTTCAATATCAAAGAGTTAATCAAGATTTAACTTCACTGAAACAAACATTAGCTAACGGATTTACAATTGTAGTTGGTATTTCTGTTTATCAATCATTCGAAGATGGTAATGTAGCTGCGACAGGTATGGTGTCAATGCCTTTAGAAAATGAAGAATGCCTTGGCGGACACGCTGTTTTAATTGTCGGATATGATGATGTAAAGAAATGTTTTATAATGAGAAATAGCTGGGGAGTAAATTGGGGAGTAAAAGGTTATTTTTATATTCCATATTCATATTTAACTAATCAAGTCCTGGCATCAGATTTTTGGGTAGTGACATTAGTGAAATAATTTAATTCAATTTGACATTATGGAGACTTATATGCTATTATATGATATGAGTCTTTTTTAATGGAGTAAATAATGATAATTGGATTACTTGGATTAATACGGTTCGGGAAAAGGAACTGCTTCTGAAATTTTAGTTAATGAACATAATTTTAAACACGATAGTTTTGCGAATAGTTTAAAGGATGCCTGCTCAATTATGTTTGATTGGCCACGACATTTATTAGAAGGTGATACATCAATTTCTAGAGAGTGGCGAGAACAAGTTGATGCATGGTGGTCGGAAAAATTAAACATCAAAGATTTTACACCAAGATACGCACTTCAATTAGTGGGAACTGATGCATTGCGTAATAATTTTAATCAAGATATTTGGTTTTTAACTTTACAAAATCGTGTTAGAAAAAATCCAAATCAGGACATCGTTATTTCTGATGTTCGATTTCCAAATGAATTAAAATTTATCAAGGAGCAGAACGGAATCCTAGTTCAAATTCATAGAGGACAGCTTCCGGAATGGTTTAATACAGCAATACACGCAAATGATGGAAATCTTGAATCTCTTAAAATGATGAAGACAAAATTTTCTTCTATTCATCATAGTGAATGGGCCTGGGCCGGGAGCCACGTTGATTTTTCTATTGACAATAATGGTTCAGTAGATGATTTGAAAGATGAAATAAATAGCATACTTTCTTTTGTTTAACTACATATATTAATCGTAATTTATTGCGATTAAAGTAGCAAATTCTGGGTGATTTTGATAAATACTCATATAAGAAGTGAATTCTTCATAGGAGATTTATCAAATGGCCTCACTCGTTAGTCCAGGCGTACAAATTTCAGTTATAGACCAAAGTATAACAGTTGGATCTGGTCCTGGAACTGTGCCTTTAATTTTTATTGCCACTGCGGCAAACAAAACTGATCCAACTGGTACTGTGCCAGCAAATGGAACATTGCCAGCATACGCTGGACAATTATGGAGTATTACCTCCCAAAGTGACTTAGTAAACACATTTGGTATGCCAAATTTTTATAATGTTAGTGGCACACCATTAAATGCTTACCCACTTAATGAATATGGATTGTTAGCAGCATATTCGTATTTAGGTATTGCTAATTTAGCATTAGTTATTAGAGCCGATATTGATTTAGGTCAGTTACAACCAAGTGTAACACAGCCATCAAGTCCGGCAGCTACAGGAACTCTTTGGTTAAATGAATCCGCAGCACCAAATGGTTCTTCATATGGTTTATTTGTTCTCAGTGGAACAAGTCCTAATGCAACATGGCTACCAGTGACAATCGGGTATTTCTGGAATGGAACTTTAACTGTTCCAGGTGCTCCGGTAGGAACTGATGGTATTGTCGGACAATATGGCGTTGCTTTTAATTCATTAACTGGTGTATTAACGTATTACATTAAAACTGGTTCAACAACTTGGTCTGAACTCACTAATACTACAATGACAGATGTATGGCCGAATGCTAATACAACTACATATGGATATTGGATCAAGACAAGTAGTGGAGCTCAGGGAGCAAACATTATATTAGATATAATGAATCCTACTGTTAATCAATTTACACAACTCGAATCACCGATCTTAGCGAATGATTCAGCAGCGATCACTTATTATGAAAGCGAACCAAATGGAATTGTTGGACAATATTATGTTGAACCTGTAATTGATGGTTCAGTTGCTACAGTTCCAAATGCATTTCAAATAAGGGTTGGTATTGCTGGAAATACGCCATCATTTACACCAGCTGTGGGTATTGTTGGATCACAAACTACACCAGTTCAGGGACCAGCTCAAGGACAACTTTGGTATAATTCATGGATTGGATTATATAGTAATGGACAGTCTACTGTTGATTTATTAATTTGTGATGGAGCCGACCACTGGCAGAATACTAAATTACCAGGATTCAGTGGATTAGCATCATCACCAACAGTGTATATTCAATCAGCAGATCCACAAGTAAATATTCCACCAGTAACACTTGCTTCTGGTGATTTATGGATTGATACTGATTTATTAGATACCTATCCTACTATTAGTAGATGGAATGGTAGTGCTTGGGTTTTAGTTAACAATACAGATGAAACATCACCAAACGGTATCATTTTCCGTGATGCTCGTCCGAATCCAGAATTTGACTTTGGCTCATACACAGGCGCTAATAATGGCGGTGGTTCAGCACCAAACTTAGATCCAGATGCCCCAAATGCTGCATTGTATCCGGAAGGATTCTTATTGTGGAATACGAGATATTCATCTGACAATGTTAAAGAATGGAATAATTATTATTCATACGACGGTATTCCAGCAACAGCCTGGAACGGGTCTACAGGAAGATGGGTTACGTTATCAGGTAATCGTCCAGATGGCACACCATATATGGGTCCGGATGCTCAACAAATTGTAGTCGCAAATGCATTGAATGAATTAATTACAAGTAATCAAGCAATTCAAGCTGAAGACACATTCCTTAATTTAATTGCTGCACCAGGGTATGTCGAGTGTATGGATAATATGTTAACATTGAATACCGCACGTGGTGATACTGCATTTGTTGTAGGTGATTCACCAATGACATTACCTGCTGCCGGAACATCTTTACAAAGCTGGGCTACTAATACAGCTAATTCTCCAACTGATAGTAGTGAAGGTTTAACATCTGCAAGTAGATTCCTCGGTGTATGGTATCCGAGCGGATTAGCAACAAATCCAACTGATGGGACAAATGTTGTGGTTCCACCAAGCTATATGCTTTTATATACAATTGCTTACAATGATCAAGTTTCATATCCATGGTTTGCGCCAGCAGGTCTTCAAAGAGGTTTAGTGACCAACGCATCAAGTGTGGGGTATGTTGATGAAACGACTGGGCAGTTTATTGTAACTAAGTTAAATCAAGGCCAACGTGATTTGCTCTATACTAATAATATCAATCCAATTAGAGTTATGCCTAATGGTGGTATTGTTGTGTATGGCCAAAAAGATCGTCAGAATTTTTCAAGTTCACTTGACAGAATCAATGTTGTTAGACTTGAAAATTATTTACGTTATCAATTTAACCAATTAGCACAACCATTCCTATTTCAACCGAATGATCAAACTACTTGGGCACAGGTCACCAACGCATTTAATTCATTCTTATCTGAGTTGATTACATTGAGAGGTATCTATGACTTCTTAGTAGTGTGTGATAGTAGTAATAACACACCTGCAAGAATTGATGCTAATGAGCTTTGGATTGATGTGGCCTGTGCCCCAGAAATTGCCCTTGAATATATTTATATTCCGGTCAGAATTGTAAATACAGGTGCAAATTTAACTTCAGCAGTAGCAACCGGTGGATAATAAATAGAAATAGTATTAATTTAAAAATGGCATTTCGGTGCCATTTTTAATGACTTGAAAATATTTTTGTCAAAAAAGATAAATAGTATTATGCTAATAAGAAACACAATATAGAATAGCAAGGAGAAAAAGATTATGAATTTATCAAAATTTGGTGTTCCGTTAAATGGTTCGAATCTTGGTGTGCTTCATCCAAAGCAAAATTATCGTTTTAGAGTAACATTCCAAAATTTTGGTGAAAACACCGGGTTAACATCATTAACACAAAACGTGGTGAAATGCACACGTCCAAAAATTACATACGAATCGACAAAATTAGATTCATATAATTCAGTTGTCTGGATTATGGGTAAGCATAGCTGGGAACCTATTACATTAACACTTAGGGATGATATTACTAATGCTGTAACTTCAGCAGTTGGTAGTCAAGTTCAATTACAAATGAACCATTATGAACAAACAAGTGCAGTAGCTGGTATCAATTATAAATTTGCGATGTCAATTGACGCACTCGATGGCACCACTAATGATGCATTGGAAACATGGGATTTAGAAGGATGTTGGTTAACAGGTGTTCAATATCCAGAGGGTGATTACGGTAGTGGCGAATCGTGTATTATTGAAATGACGATTCAATATGATAATGCTATTCAATTAGCTGGACCAAACACTAACGATGGAACAACTGTACGGCGGAAGCCCATTTCCGGACCAAGCATCGCCTACAGGAGGTACCGTGGCAGTATAGGACACATACCACTCGGTATTATATTAAAATTGCATGATATCTCTATCATGCAATTTTTTTGACTATCTAATTATCATTTAAGAACCCATGAAAGAATAATGATAAATACATTATAATTTATCGGATATAATAATGCCTACAGCATCTCAAGCAATTTCAAATTCTGGTGTAAATTTTTATTATGAAAAAGATACACGCCATGCTGTCTATAATTTCAGTCAAGATGGAAGAACATTATACAGAAATCAACCAAGGCAACCATGGGAATTTTATGTTCAATTTAATTTGAACAATGACCCAAATGGAATCGCAAAGCAATTTATTGATCAATATTTTACTACCCCTGAACTTGATCATTTATCACCATTGGTAAAATCTATAGATATGCCATCAATGAAAATTGAGACGCAATCATTAAATCAATATAATAGAAAAAGATTAAGCCAGACAAAGATTGTATTTGAACCTGTAAAGGTAGTATTTCACGATGTATGTGATGGAAAAACATTGAAGTTTTGGGAAATGTATTATACTTATTATTTCAGAGATGGAATAGAGCCTAATGCTAATTCACCGACTCCGCCACCTGCACCAAATCAACCACCACTATCGAATTATCCGGCACCCTTATCGTCAGGATCCTCACCAAATCAATTAACTGGAATAAATAGCACTTCCACCACAACACCAGTGAGCTTCAATGGTAGTAAAGCAATTACCAATAATATTGTTACCAATACGCTATCAAATCATAATTTTGGATTCAACTTTTTAGATGCGAGTGGAAATTGGCCTGCAAAATGGAATAAGGCTAGATACTTAATAAACACAATTGAATTATATCAAGTTCATGGCGGCAGATATAATATGGTTACTTTAGTGAATCCAAAAATATCAGCGTTCACACACGACGTATTAAATTATGCAGCGAGCGATAAAGTGTTAGAAATAACTTTTACATTCGAGTATGAATATGCATTTTATAATACTGATAATTTACCAATTTACGATAATTCAATAGGGCAGAATGCACAAGCTGATATAGGACAGCTTCAGAATTTCTTCGAACACGGTGAATATTTAGAACTACCATCAATGTCATTCAACGCATCATTAATAGATTTCGTTGAATCAAATAATCCTGTAGTATTGTCGGATAATGCATTCACTTCATCAACTAATTTAAATGTGCAATCTAGCCTTTCGACATTAACAAATGCGTTTTCTTCTAACCTGGTAATCAATCCGTCTAGTATTGGTGTATTAAATGGATTGGTTAATTTATCACCAGGTCCTGCATTATCGCCAAATGCAGTAATACCACAAGTAAGATCATTTGCGCAAACCGCAGTGACAAATGAAGTTTCAGCTTATGTGCCAATAAATTATGCTTCACCTATTACACTGGATAGTTTTAATGTCTAATTCAAATATTCCAAGCATAGGTAGATTTAGTTCACAGATGCTGACATATCTAGGAACTCAGAGAATAGTTCAGCAAAGTGGAAATTATGCGTTTAACCAATTTATTGATGCATTAGGCCCAACATTTTATGTAGAACCTGGTTCGGCACAGCAATCAAATTTAGGTGCCGGTGTAGTTGTAGGCAGTGTATCATCTACAACATTTGACGTAATTAAGGGATATTTTTTATCAAGAGGTGCATCTTCAGTATATGCCGATACAATGACTATGTTAACAGTTGATATATGTGCGATATTAGGAATTACACCAATGTCATTTGTTGAACAAATTGACCAACAAGGAATAATATATTTAAATAATTCATTATTATCAGCGTTTAATTTATTAAGAAGCCCTGGCAATCAAATCGCAAATGCTACTAGCGTAAATAATAGAAAGAGTAGTGTTTCAAATCAAGTAAGGGGATAATGTGGGTAGATATTTACAGGGAGAATTCAAGCCAACTAATCCTGATAAATATATTGGGACATATCCTATTTATATGAGATCAAGTTGGGAATTCGCTTTAGCAAGAATGCTTGATAGTCATCCAAGTGTAATTAATTGGGCAAGTGAATCAATAAAAATTCCATATATAAATCCATTTACTAATAAGCATTCAATTTATATTCCAGATTTCTTAATTATATATGACGACGCAAATGGAAAACGACACGCAGAAATTATCGAAGTTAAGCCTTTAAGAGAATCATCTTTAAGTGAAGCAAAATCTATTAAGGATAAGGCCGCGGTTGCATTAAATGCATATAAATGGCAAGCCGCTCACGAATGGGCACATAATCATAATATGAGTTTTAGAGTTATTAGTGAAAATTCATTATTTAATAACAGTGGAAGAAAATAATTAAATGTCACAGCAAAAAACATCATTAGAAGATTTTTTTAATTTACCATCAGCAACTGATATTGTCGGCGAAGATACAACTACACTATCAAAGACTAAGAAAGAATTATTTAAGGAAGCAAAAGAAATTTATAATGCAATATCAACAGTTGAAAAAATAGATATTGCACTTCCAGTAATACGTGATCTTAGTGAACATGATTCCGAAATGGATGATATTGCAAAAAAAGCAATAAAATCATTCGAAGATTTAACACAATTAGGATTAAATGTTCCTGATTTGCATGCCGGAAAAATATTTGAAGTTGCTGGTCAAATGTTAAAGACCGCAATGGATGCTAAAGACGCAAAAATTCAAAGAAAGTTGCGTATGATTGAATTACAAATTAAAAAAGCAAGACTTGAACAATTGGATCCACAATCCGCGCCTGGATCATCTAATTCTGGTGAATTTGACAGAAATGAAATTTTGAAGCATATAGTTGATGCTACTAAATCCTCAGAATCAGATAAATAGTATAATATGGAGTTATATAAATGGAATTAGAGAAACCACTCGTCACCAAGACAGCCGATACTAGTCGAAAATTTATTGAGTATTTTGCCGAAATGAAAAAAGAGTATAAATATACATTAAAATTTGCCGTCCCCGATATGACAGATGAAATGATAGACTGCATCGAGTCATCATTAGCTAAATATGGGTTGAAATCAGCCACCGCTTTTAAAAAAACGCCAATACAGGAAAATCCATTAGATTTTCCTAATGTGCAGAATATGCCAGTATTCATTGCTGATATCGTCTTAGATTATCCATCATCACATGATTTCCTAAGAACATATCTTGGAAATTCATTAGGAATATCACCAATATTGATTGCGATATATTGTGGTGCTAATGATCCACGAGAAATTGAAACTGATCTATTTTTAAAGAGAAGTTCTCCTGATTTTAAAAAGGATTATGTTACTAAATTAGGAACATTAGAACATGAAGACGAAATGGATGAGGTTTATACCGATATGTATAAAGATCAACATTATGGTGAAAAATATAATATAGAATTTCTTAAAGAACTTGAAAAAGTTAGAAAAGAAAGAAAATTACATACATTTAATAGCCCACTATCAAATGATGAAAAAGTAGATCATTCAACCCTACCGAAAGATTATGAAAAATGGAATGATGAAAACATGTTTGACAAAAATGCACCAGGTTTATTTGGTAGAATGAAAAAGCCTGCAATTAGAAAAACCGGAGGCCAATAATGAATTACTTAGACAGAATGAGACAATTAGCAGGAATCAATCCTAAAGAGAAATTGACTATTGCTGAAACATATAAGAAACAATCCTTAGCAGAGTCAGCAATAGCTATATCAAAAATTGGCGGTAAGAAAAAGATATCCGAAGATGTGGATCCAGAAGATATCGCTATTTTAAATCAAAAATACGCAAGCGGTGAAATTACTTATGATGAATTCTTAGAAGAATTAAGTGGATTAAATTACACTGATTATTCTATGAGACAGCGGTGAAATGGGAAACCCAGATGCCCGCGAAGTAAGAGATTGGGACCAAGAGAAAGATGAATGGGACACTCAAGACGACTGGGACACTCAAGACGACTGGGATGATGAATTCGTAGAATCTTCAACAGTTGATGAAAATTCCGATGATCCATTTGATACCGACAGCATTGATGATTATCTAAGTAAAGATCATTTACCAACTGAGGAACTTGACGCATTTTATATTGTTGATGATCAAGATAATATTTGTGCCGGCCCATATGAAACAGCAAAGCAAGCACAATCCGATACTAGTAGATTGAGATGGTTCGATCCACATAAGCACGATATTCAATTTGGAATTGAACTTGATAATAACAAATTTTTTAAATTAGGCGAAAGTAGAATGAATAGAAAAAATAAAATTTCAGAAGCAAGAGAGCCAATGTATCATTCTGTATTTTCATTATCGCCAAATGGAAAATGGACTCACTATTTTGATGCTGATGACGCTATTGATGCCAATGCTGAAGCACATTCATTAAGAAATTCTGGAGAAAAAGTAAAAATCTTTAGAGTACCAAAGTCGCAAGCCGACTGGAGAATTATCGATCCACACGAATTTGTTATGTCTAAATTAGAACAACAAAATCAAAGAAGAATGAATAAGCCAGAAATAGATATTCAGGATGCTAAAAATGAAATTCATGACTTAGAAAGTAGAGCATATACTAAGAAATCAAATGAAGATGTAGAAGAAGCCTATGATATGAATAATGGATATTATGATCGTCATCAAGCTGACGAACAAGGCACATATCCAGATTTTGGATTTCCTAGTGGTGCCGATAGTCCAGTATTAGGTAAGACTGGTGCAGCAGGTGCTCATCAAGGTGATAATCCAGAGCAGAAGAAAATGGCTGTCACTGAAGAAATCTTTAAAGAAATGGTGTATAAATATCGCACACATTTAAAGGAATCAGGGAAATAATTCATGGCTATTTATCAAGATGAAAAATTTGTAAAACGCGCTAATAAGAAATTAAATTATACGGTCGAACAGGTTGATGAACTTAGGAAATGTATGGACCCTGACAGTGGTCCATTATATTTCGTTGAAAATTTTCTTTATGTTCAGCATCCGGTTCGTGGATTTATAAAATTTCACCCATATGAATTTCAAATTGAGCTGTTGGATAGTTATCACAGGTTTAATAAATCGATCTCTCTGATAAGTAGACAGATGCGGTAAGTGTTTGGATGGAAATACAAACATTAAGATTCGCAATAAAACAACCGGTGAGATTAAAGATTTGACATTTGCGGAGT